AAGTCTCGCAAACAGAGAGTCAACAAATAACAGAACCTGTAGTCACACAAACAGAGAGTCAACAAATAACAGAACCTAAAGTCTCGCAAACAGAGAGTCAACAAATAACAGAACCTGTAGTCACACAAACAGAGAGTCAACAAATAACAGAACCTAAAGTCTCGCAAACAGAGAGTCAACAAATAACAGAACCTGTAGTCACACAAACAGAGAGTCAACAAATAACAGAACAGGTAGTCACACAAATAGAAACGGAAAAAATAACAGAACATGTAGTCACACAAACAGAGAGTCAACAAATAACAGAACAGGTAGTCACACAAATAGAAACGGAAAAAATAGCAGAACCGGTAGTCACACAAATAGAAACGGAAAAAATAGCAGAACTGGTAGTCACACAAATAACAAAACCTGACATTTCAGAAATTAATAATAGTATAGAAAAATTTGCTTTTTATCAATTAATTAATTCAGTTCAAGAACTATCAAGTCTGATTAAATCTCAACAAAAAGAAATAGAAGATTTAAAATTAAAAATAATTGTTGAACCAGAAAAACAAATAGAAACGGTGCCTCTCATTTCAGAAATTAATAATAGTAAAGAAAAGTGTAATCTTAATCAATTAATTAATTCAGTTCAAAAAATATCAAATCTCGTTAAAACTCAAGAAAAAGAAATGGAAGATTTAAAATTAAAAAAAATTGTTGAACCATTAGTTGTTGAACAACCCGTCGTTACTATTCCTGAACCAGAAAAAACCGTCGTTAGTATTCCTGAACCAGAACAACCCGTCGTTGCTATTCCTGAACCAGAAAAACCCGTCGTTACTATTCCTGAACCAGAACAACCCGTCGTTACTATTCCTGAACCAGAACAACCAGTCGTTACTATTCCTGCACCAGAACAACCCGTCGTTACTATTCCTGAACCAGAACAACCCGTCGTTACTATTCCTGTGCCAGAAACGGAGCCTCTGATTTCAGAAATTAATAATAGTAAAGAAAAAATTGATCTTAATCAATTAATTAATTCAGTTCAAGAAATATCAAATTTGATTAAAACTCAAGAAAAAGAAATGGAAGATTTAAAATTAAAAAAAATTGATCTTAATCAATTAATTAATTCAGTTCAAGAAATATCAAATTTGATTAAAACTCAAGAAAAAGAAATTGAAGATTTAAAATTAAAAAAAATTGTTGAACAACCAGTTGTTACTATTCCTGAACCATTAGTTGTTGAACAACCCGTGGTTACTATTCCTGAACAATTAGTTGTTGAACAACCAGTTGTTACTATTCCTGAACCAGAACAACCCGTAGTTACAATTCCTGAACCAGAGCAACCCGTAGTTACAATTCCTGAACCAGAGCAACCCGTCGTTACAATTAGTGAACCAGAACAACCCGTCGTTACAATTCCTGAACCAGAGCAACCCGTAGTTACAATTAGTGAAACAGAACAACCCGTCGTTACTATTCCTGAACCAGAACAACCCGTAGTTACAATTCCTGAACCAGAGCAACCCGTAGTTACAATTCCTGAACCAGAACAACCAGTCGTTACTATTCCTGCACCAGAACAACCAGTCGTTACTATTCCTGAACCAGAGCAACCCGTAGTTACAATTAGTGAAACAGAACAACCCGTCGTTACTATTCCTGAACCAGAACAACCAGTCGTTACTATTCCTGCACCAGAACAACCAGTCGTTACTATTCCTGAACCAGAACAACCCGTAGTTACTATTCCTGAACCAGAACAACCCGTAGTTACAATTCCTGAACCAGAGCAACCCGTAGTTACAATTCCTGAACCAGAAAAACCAGTCGTTACTATTCCTGCACCAGAACAACCAGTCGTTACTATTCCTGCACCAGAACAACCCGTCGTTACTATTCCTGAACCAGAACAACCCGTCGTTAGTATTCCTGAACCAGAACAACCCGTCGTTACTATTCCTGAGCCAGAACAACCAGTCGTTACTATTCCTGAGCCAGTATAAATCTTTTTGGTGGCAAAGTTTTTGAAATGTTATACTATTTCAAAATTGTTTGATTTATTCAACATCATCTTCAAGTGAGTTATCACTTGTGTCTAATTTTTTAACTCGTCGAAGTTGTTTTTTTAATTCATTAATTGTATCTTGATCTAATTTATTTGACGAAATATTAAAAGAACTCAAAAATGGCATTTTTTGAAGAGTTGGAATTAAAACAAGTATATCTTCCGATGTTATAGAATTATCTTTTAAATTTAAGTCAACTAAGTTATTTAAAGCATTTAATAATGGCAATAATACTTTAACATCTATTTCATTATGAGAAAGATCAAGAGATGTAAGGTTTGTCATTTTTATTATCTGTGGTATTATCTCATTTTGAAAAAACATTGCATTTGTATCAAAAAAATTATTTGACAAATCTAAAGATGTAAGATTTGGTAATCGTAACAATGACAAAGATTCATATATTTGTTCACTATCTACGTAACTATTAGATAATTTCAATTTGACAAGTCCTGGTATATATAAATTTAATCTTCTTGCAAATTCCATAATATCCATATCAATTATTTTGGCCGAAAAAAATCCAAGAGATAATGGTTGTATTATAGCCAAACAATTAAATAATGCATCTCCTGATAAAGTAGCTTTAGATATATTTAAATGTATAAGTTGAGTCATAGAAGATATACATGTTATAAATTCAACTTCGGGAATCCAAGAATCACAAACACTTAGAGATGTAAGTTGACTCATAGAAGATATACAAATTAATACTGGATTCCAATAAATTCTTCCTGAAATGCTTAAAGATGTGAGATGTTGTAAATTTTTTAGAGATTTTGAAATATCTTCAAACCATTTTTCGTCTTCTACTTCTCTAATAGATTTATTTAGAAAAATAATTTCAAGAGATTCTATAGTTGGAAGTAATTTTAAGGTTTCTGCTATTAAAATATTATACGATCTCCAGACTTCCCATAATTCTTTTTCTGATAAACCATTTGGATCAACTGTAATACTTAATACTATTTTTATTCCAATCTCACCAATTTTTTTTAATGCTTTTAAAGGAATTGTAGAAGATATACGTCCTTTTCTTGTATTATAAGAAATTTGTGTTTGCAAGTGAATTGTACATTCATCTGGACTTTTATTATAGATATTTTCACATCTTGCTACTATAATTTGATCAAGATTTTGTATACTATCAATTGTATATTTTATATTTGGAGGCATTTTAAGAATGCATAACTTATTTGTTGCATATAAGTATGAATTTACAATATTTTTGATTTGTTTTGTTGTAAGTTTCATACTATGCAATTCGTCCAAAGTTAAATATGGAAAAAGTCTTTTATGCACATTATTTAATAAAGAAAAAAAATCTTCTTTAGGAGGCATATTATTTATATTATAAATAATATAATTATAATTTTAAGCATTTTAACATTGCACTTTTAAGATTTTGAGTATTAAGTCTCTCTATTCCGCAATTTACGATATTAATATCTGATTTATATTTCAGAGCATATTCTATGTATCCGTTATCATCATCGCATAATATCATACAACTAGGATTTATTATACCTAAAGTATTTGCGGTTTTTTCAAGTGCAAAACCTTTTAGATATCCAGGATGTTGATTTAAAAGTTTAAAATACTGTTCCGTTGTTTCTCCCATCAAAACTTGGTTGCTTACATTATTAAATGTTATATTTTTTTGTTTACTAATAAAGTTGTAAAGATTAATAGGCATCCAGTCAAAAGTAAGAATATTTTTCATCGAATATCTACGATTAGCTGTACATATTCCAACCGCAAAATTTTCATTAATACAAGTTTGAACTAGTAAAAAATTATAATTTGCACTATTTGGAGTAAGAGTTCCATCTATATCAAAAAGAACCAAACCATTGTATTTTTTAAAATCTCTCTTTTTTGCAAAAATATAAAATATCAAAAATGGAATAATTAATAATAAGAAAATAATTGCTATTATCATTTTTATAATTATGTATATATTTTAATCTTGCCAAATGTAAAAGATAAATGGAAAGTTACTACAATAGAGACACAATCGCTAATAATATTTTAAAAGTAAAAGAACAAATTGAGAGAAAGAAAGGAATTAATCCGTATATATCAACAACGGAACAATCTAGACAAGTTCTAACAGATTATGATGTTTTTCCTTATACAAGATATTTTCGTGGAATTCCAACTGTGACAAATCCTATTGTTGCTGAAAGAGAGGCTGGTTTTATGACAAAAACCAATAAAATTGTAAGTTTTGAAAAATCTGATCCTTACCCAAATCACTGTTTTCAATCTTCTTGTAGTACTATTAGACCGTGCAAACCAAAACCGGATATGAATGAATTACATGACGTTTTTCATTCTTCAAATATTTTACAGTATCGTTAAATTTTAATACTAATATTAGAGTATTAAAAATGTTTCATTTTATAATTAAGTAAAAACTAATTTTCAAAATCTGCTTTTCCGTTTTGCGGTTTTATAGCAAATTTGTCACATTTTAGTTCTTTTTAGGATTATTGACATAATATTGATTTATGATTTATCATCCTCCTCTTATGGGTAAAGAGGACTCTGATGCTGAAGGTGAGGGTGAAGGAGAAGGAGAAGGAGAAGGTGTACCGGGTGTTTCAGGTAATTTTTGTTTCAAGTTAAATAATTCAAAACTTTTGTCTCCACTTTTGCCTACACTTTTACTTTTGCCTTTTCCTTTCGCAAATTTAGTATATCCTTCATAACCAAGATACCCAGCCGAACAAACAGTTGCTAATACGCTTATAGGTATTAAGAACTGAGTATATTGTCTGGCATTTTCACATTCATTGTGAATTACCGAACACAAACCAATAATAGAACTATTAATTAAGAACAATAGTAGAACAAAAATATTACTCATCATTGATTCTTTTCCAGATTGTAATGGCAAAGTACAGTTAAAAGCTAAAATAGTAATAGGTATACAAATCAATGCGGTTCCCATTACAAGAAGACCTCTAACTGCATTTTGAGCATTAAGGCTACAATCAACTACTGTACTCGCAATTTTAAAAGAAGCAATTGTTATTACAAAACCAATAATAAATATTAGCGACATAAAAAGTGTCGATCCAATTTTTATTTTACCGAATGTCATTTTATTATTTAATAAGAGAAAAAATAATAAATATTATTTTTTCTAAATGTAAAATAATAAATTATGATATTTCTAGAAGTGCTAATTCTTCTTCAAAAGAAAGATTATCTTCATCTTCCTCAGCAAGAGGAACTAAGCGTTCCTCAATTTTTTCAAAAGCTGATCTAATTATAGAAAGAAAAAAATAATATACATCACGCATAAAATCAGCTGTTAAACCAGACATAATTACTTTTCCACTGTGAAAAACTAAAAACGTATTGTGTCTATCAGCTTGAAGCTTTACTTCTCTTTCTTTTGGAGAAAGAATATCAATATATTCTTGATATGTAGTCCAACATTCATTAAAAATTCCATTTTTTTCAGTTATTTTTTTAACTTTCATAGTAGTAATATCTTTTTCTAGAGGAACTTTAATATTGACTCCTGTATAACCAAAAGATGTTTCCAACAGACAATGAAATTCTTTTTGCGTACACATATACCTATTTAATTTCTCTCTGTCAACAATAAATCCAAGAGAAAAATCTATATTGCGCATAGAAGGAATAACGATAGTTTCCAAATTAGTTCCTCTTGTAAAAGAGTAAATATCATTAAAATCTTTTATGTACTCCCAAATATATTGCACGCATTTGTCAGCGTGTTCGTGTGATTTACAACCAGTCATTTGAAAAGTTCCATTCCGACAAACTTTAAAATTAATAGGCTTGTCTAAAATAATTACAACTGTAACAGAATTACGAAACCATTTTTTTTTCTTTCCAGCTTTCATTTTCTTTGGCTTTAACTCAACTCCTCGAATTTCATTTTCGTATTTAACTGTAACTATAGATCCTGGTTTAATAAACTTATTTTGATCAACTTGATCACACTTTTTCTTCCTCCCTCTTTTTTTTGGTGTAACAACGTAAGAAGTGATAGGCAATTTTTGATATAACTTTTCAATTTCTATATTTAAATTAGTAGTAGCGGTAAATGTTTTGGTTGATACTTTAATATCATCAAAGCTTGGAAACACTAAAGTAGAACCTGTCTTCAATGAGATCATTTTTATTATTTAAAGAATATTTCTTTAAACACCAATTTTATTTTTGCGTATTTGATTATTATTCTAAACTAAGATATCAATTAATTAGAGTTAATATTTTTTTCTATCATTTTTTGCAAATTAGGACATAAATCTTTTATTGGTTTACCGTTATTATAACAATATTCTTTTACTGATAAAAGTTTGTTAATATCCCAAAAATGGTGATAACTATAACCATTATCTATATCTGTTTTAGGAATATTTTTACGAATTTGCATTTTTCTATCAATCATTTTTTGATTCCATGGATAATATCCTAACCAAAGAATTGCCATACTATCTGTTTTACTCCAATTATTGTATGAGCTGTGACGTCCTAAACCATAATTACCACTTGGAAATGTATGAATCTGACGATGACCTCTCGTATATTCTTCAAAAAATACTACATTTTTCATTAAAACACATTTTTCTAGCTCTTGTATATTTATCACATCAGACTCTGTATTAGAATAAACACCATATGAACTGACTCCAAATGCTTTTGGTGTTTTTTCATCAAAAAACTCTGTTAATGGTTTATCTATGTAAAGAAATTCAGTTGTATTTAAAATCATTTTAATACCGCTTATTGTTTTTTCTATTTCCATAAATTGTTCATCATTTTCGTTGCACCCAAATTCCTCATTTTTTGATATACGAACTTCCCATGTTGGGCATATTTGTTTACAAATTTCAACTGAATTATCAGTGCTTCTGTAATCTATAATTATACCGTGATCAAACATTTTTTTATGATGTTCTAACCATAATGGTAATAGATACTGTTCATTATATATATTCGTTAGTAATGTTGTTTTCATAGTTTAAAAATTAACTTAAACTTTTAAGCTAAAAATTTAAGTTAATAATAGAACCTATATTAAACAATTGTTTTCTTAAAAGTATCAATTATAGTTGTAACCATTGTGCTTGGAGGTGCTGGCACATATTTAAACGCAATTTGTGTAAAAAACAAATATTCTACAATTCCAACAAATATAAAAGTAATAATGTTCTCTTTAATTATAGATGATATTCCAGTACATTTATTACAACTGTAAGCCAAAACAAGAAGAATTATTATTAGACACAAAAATAGAACCAATATAACTGAAATTGCTGTAACTTTAACCCATTTGTTGTGTTCTATAATTATCTCAGAAGGTTTTGAGTAACTTTCAATAGCTATATCTAATGCTGTTTTACCATCTTTATTTATAGGTTTGTTAAGAACTTGTGAAACTTTTTCTTTCGTTGGTGCTGATATATTTGCAGCCATACTTTTTACAGAATTATTTATTTCGTTCGTTATTTCATTCTCAAAAGATGTTTTTTCAAGAGATGATACAAGTGTAAAAAACAAAATTGTTAAAAACGTAAATAATATTAGTACGTGTAAGATTCCGTTAATACCAAGAGAAAAATATTCAGATATTTTTTTGTCGCATTTTGACGAAATCATTTTTATTATAAATGAAATATTAATATTTTGTGTTAATAATAAAAATGATTAAACTAAATTATAAAAAAATCGCTCAAGTCACATTTAATGTTACACTGATATCTAGTATAATAGCATTTTTATTCTTTACTTATGGAAAAAATTTAGAAGAATCGATAGTTAAAAACCAAAGTGAATATATTGCCGAATCAATCGCTTCTGATATTAAAATATTTTTACCAACAGAAATAAGAAAAATGATTTCATCATCACTTGTTGTCCCAGATATGCAGGAAGCTGATGAAGATGCTGAAGATCGTAATAATGCTTTAAAAAATAAAGCATTGAAAATTTTTATACCTTTATTTATTTCAGGTGTTCTTATTACTTTCTTAATGTGTTGGTATCGAAAAATTAACAAAAAGCATATTTTGTTAGAAGGAAGTATTATTCTTTTATTTGTCCTTACTGCTGAAATTTTGTTTTTGAACATTATTATTAGTAATTATAAAACGGCTGATACAAACTTTGTAAAAATGAAGATATTGAAAGCTATAAAAACTGAATTAGCGTCTTTTTAAGAAAATTTTACTTAATTTAAGTAAAATTATATTTTTCATAATTAACATATATATCACAGCCGCTACTAGATTCATACGAATTCATATGAATCCAACTCTTTCGAGCTTCTAACCCGTAAGTAGCTTTACGGGAAAATATAAGAAATCACATTATTTCATTGATGCACTTGATAAAAATATTTCTTGCACCATTGACATCACGATCTATAATCAGATCACAATTAGAACACTGATAAACTTCTGATGACCCAACATCATTGAGCGATCCGCATCGAGTGCATGTCTTGGAGGTGTATTCTTCTGTACATACAACTAATCTTGTTTCTTTCTCTATTTTACATCTTTCGGCAAGTCGCATTCTAAAACGATAGTGTTTTAATTGAAGAAGATTGCGATTACCATATTTATTTTTTCTTACTATTTCTTGGCTTTCGAAGATAGGAAGAAAAATAACCAGATAATTTTTAACTAACGAATTAATCGTCTTAAAATGCATATCATCAATCAGATGATCTAATTTATTGTAAATTCTATTTTCTCTATTTTTGTATCTTTTTCTGCTTATAATTTTTTTATCTCTAAGTGACTTCATCTTATCTAGTTTATTTTGCAACTTTTTAATTTGATCTTTTCTAATTCGAACTGTTTCTACTTTGTTTTCTGAATATATAGTATGGAACTTTCTTGATCCTGGATCAAGAGCACATGCTTCCGTTTTATCAAAACCAGAATCTTTACACTCAACGTCTATTGGTATTATAAGATACCATTGCTTTCGTTCCCATTGCAAACGACAATCATATCTTATTTCTGGTATTGTTTCTTTACACTTTTTTATTTTACTATTAAGGTATTTTTTGTAAATGAATAATGATCCATCTTTGTACGAAATAGCGGTCTTTGGAATTTCAATTGATCGATCTTTTTTCTTGCATCTATAGTTAATTTTAAATTGTCGTATGTTTCCTTTTTTTAAGTTTGAGAATGATGTTTTGTATGCATTTACCATATCTTTGATTGCACCTGCTCTAACATCTTTTGGAGTAAGCAATTCCCACTCTTTTAATGTAGGATTATTTTTTGCTGTTACAAATTTGTCTCTTAGTTGGTAAAAATTCAACTCTTTGTTTCCTTTAGTCCTTACGTAATTAAGAGATTGATTGTACACATACCTACTAGTCCCAAACCAATTCTTTAGCTTATTTGATTGAGTCTTGTTTGGATATATTCGTATTTTTCTAGCACGCATACCTTTTTCGTCACATTTTTCTCTTGAAATAAACATATACTCAGACGAGTAGGTTAGGTTTGTATTCTCAATTGTTTGAGATAATACCCAAGAATTTGATTTTGAATCAATAACGTTTTGTGTTGGTAACCATATATCATTTGATATTTCCATACAACGATTATTCCAAAATGGATAAAATATCTTCTTTTTAGCAGAGTGTGACAAGCATATCATTGCTAACCAATTTTTAAACAAAATGGTATCGTCATCAAACATAGTTTCGTCATTAGTGAGAATTTCCCACTTATTTTGAGGTATATGTTCTACACTAACAAATCTTTTTCTTTTCCTCAAGAGAAGAAGTGATGCTAAAATAAGAGCTGATTTCTTTGCGATTATATGTTTTTTATCAGGATAACAATTTATTAGGACACGATTTACCGATTTTACACCGGATACAAAATGTTCTAGTTCTATCGTAAATAATTTCTTTTTCTTTACCATCCATTGTATTTTTCTATTATTAATCATAGAATTTATTAATTCAATCAATTTTAAATTTAAAACAGATATCATTTTTTTAAATATACGATCTCTGTGGGCAACAACAACTTGTTCGACATTTCCAAGCAATTTTTTTTAAACCTTTTCTTTTCCAATTAATACCAGAACCAATATCGGTAATTAATTCATGATCAGGATATTCTTGTATAAAAACATTTTTTGCCTTTCTAGATCATCCATTTGTTTTTTAGAAGACACTCTGCAGTAACAAATCTTTCGTTTGTTCTTATCGGGTATAGGTGTGATAGCAAGATATTTGTGTATATCTTTAAGACTGTATCTTCTTTGTCCAGATGGTAATTTAATAGCATCAATCTTTCCTTTATTATTCCAAGAACGAAGTGTTTCAGATGTAATTCTCTGGCTTTTGTACTTGTGATATATTCATCATTCATTTGTTTTATTAACTATTAGTATGAATTATGTTTTAAAAAAATTAATTTTAAAACAAAAGTATTAATTCTTACTAATTCATACGAATAAGAGCAACAGTTGCTAGCCTTTTGGAATTGATAAATTTATTGTATTTTTGTTTATGTCAGGTGTTCTTGGTGTGTTTGGTGTGTTTGGTGTGTCATCATCTTCAAAAAAATTAAGGTAAACTCCTACTTTTTTTCGTGTGTCTGGCGATTCTGTATTGTTTGAAAAAGTTTCTGGCATATCTGGTACATTTTCACATGGTGTCATAACAAGTTCGTGAATATCGCTTAAATTATTATTAAATTGAATAATTTCTTGTTTTCTGCGTTCTGACATTTCATGATTAGATTTATTTGGTTTTCGACTACAACAGCAATCAATAGCGAAATTCATTTATTTATAAAGATATAATTTTTAAAACTAAATTTAAATAATATATATATTAATTAAATGAATGGATTTTCAATTTCAAATACTTTAGTTATAAATAAAATACCATTTAATAAGTACATAAGTGATCAAAACATAAAAGAAAAAGAGTGTAAAGTTGAAGAGTCTAAAGTTGAAAAGTCTAAAGTTGAAGAGTCTAAAGTTGAAGAGTCTAAAGTTGAAGAGTCTAAAGTTGAAGAGTCTAAAGTTATTGATTTTAATTTTAGTGATTTTAATTTAACAAAAAAGTCATATCTCCCGAATGAAAAAAGTCTTTTAACTTTTAATAATAGTAACAAAAAATGGATTTGGTGTGATGTTAAAACCGAAATATCGGTAGAATAGGTTATTTTAATACTAAATATATTAAAATTGTTTTTGAAGTTTTGATTAAAATTTATATTATCTTTTTATAAATGAGTGATCGTCCAGCGTTTTATGTGTACAAAGATTTAAAAGTTGATCGATTAAACGGTAAAAGAATTTGGGAAGATCTTACCAATCTAAATATTAATAATAATCCAACCGGATATACTGGCCCTACTGGTAGTCAAGGTGTTGGCGGCCCTACTGGTAGTCAAGGTGTTGGCGGCCCTACTGGGTCTCAAGGTGTTGGCGGCCCTACTGGTAGTCAAGGTGTTGGCGGCCCTACTGGGTCTCAAGGAAATAAAGGAGATTCTGGTGGTTCTACTGGTGTTCAAGGTGTTCAAGGTGATAAAGGTGTTCAAGGAAATACCGGTGTTCAAGGCAATCAAGGATCTACAGGGTATAAAGGCATTCAAGGAGATTCCGGTGGTGCTACTGGTAATCAAGGATTTACTGGTAATACAGGTGATCAAGGTCATCAAGGATTTACTGGTTATACAGGTGATCAAGGTCCTCGAGGATTTACAGGTCATACAGGGTTTCAAGGAACACAAGGTAATCAAGGAACACAAGGTAATCAAGGAACTCAAGGTAATCAAGGAATTACTGGTTATACAGGTGAACAAGGTCCTCAAGGAATTACTGGTTATACAGGATTTCAAGGAACTCAAGGTAATCAAGGAATTACTGGTTATACAGGTGAACAAGGTCCTCAA